CAGACTTTTATAAATCGAGTCCTCGTCGAGCATGCTGATCCACATACCCTTTTGTACGGTTCCGTCGTACTCTGTATATTCATATTCGGGAGCGAAGCGACTTTTCCTTTTGAGAAAATCCGCGTCCTCATGCTCGATGAAAGGAACAGATTCGGCTTCTTTCTCCGCCATGGTGTATTTAATACCAAATTTGGCGAAAGTGGCCTGGATGTTAGTGTGGTTGTATTCTGGGAATGCCTTATTAACGCTCATCTTAGCGTCATCTCCATAAGTCATAAGAGCGACTGCCTCAGAAAAGGAGCCTTTGAAATTAGGATAAAGAATTCGGAAAACACAACGATGATACAAAGAGTTCACAATGGAGTTCACATATACTGTAAGATTTTGCCCAGAGGGATTAGAACCGTACAATTGAATGAGTTCCCCATTGAGACTCATAATGGGGTAAGCAATTTCAGTAAAGGCTCCCCTCATAATCTTCAGAGTGTCGTCGTCGAAGTCTGCAGATTTGGCAATATATTCAAAAATTTTCGCTGCCTGCAAGACCATGCGTGCGGACATGTTCTGGTCAAAGGCTGAAAAATCTCCGGCCACAATATTAGATGTCCCAAATTTGGTGATAAATTGGTTCAGTTCGTGCCAACCAGGACCTTCTGCGTTTACTCCCACTGCACATTCACTCTTCAGCGACGCACATGAAAGAAAGCGACAAGAAGTCAGAAAGAATTTTCGGATATTAAACTGAAGAGCCGCAGGAGAAGCTTGAAAGCATCTGACCTTCAACTTTGTCAGTTTAGTAGGTTCATCTTTGGTGCAAGTTTTGAAAATGTCGTACGATCTCTGGTTATCAAGCCATTTGGCCCGAGCCCTAGCTGCAATAGCCAAAGTTTCATCATCAAGAATGCGGGGACAAGTCAGAGTGTCATGTTCAACTACTGACAAAAAATGAGTTTTGGCTTTATTAATAGGCCAACCCATAGAAGTGGATGGTTTCATTTGGTCAACGAAACGGACACCGTCCAAACCGGATACGGTCTCAACGTCATCTAAGATACGCACTTCTGCCAAGAGGTCTTTACCAAATGGTGTTGATATAAGACTCTCGATTTCGGACATGTAATCTTCCGTCGCCCACTTGAGAACGTCAGCGGGAAATTCCTGATAAGCATCTCCAGCACCTGCAAGATATTTCTGATAAGGCTCCCAGTGAGGAATTCCACCTTCCTCTCGTTTGCGACAATTTGCTGGTTTACCGTGTTCACGTTTGTTTCCCATAATTTCTTCAACGTCGTCGGAAATCACGGAAGTAACAACTGCAGATTTGGGTCTCACCGCGCCTGAAGGCATAGTACCGAAAATGGCAGCTTGTGCTTTCACTTGATGACGGATGGGACTTTTGTCGGCGATATGGTCGGTAGGTGTGAAGTCAATACCATACGAACTAGTAGGGACTTCACCAGAATTGGTACACATAAAAACAGTAGTGCGCTTTGACAATTTTACGATCGCCCTCTCTAACTGATCACGTGTGCAACGCGTCAAGGCCCCTTCATTCTTACCAGATTTACCGGCGGCATGAAATCCAGCCAAAAAAGATTGAGAGGAGTCAGAATGAATATGTGGAGACATACACTGCCCTCTGAAAGTGGGTTTGTCATAGACAACACGAGGACCGCTAAAATCAGCTTCTGGAGTTTTCACTCTTACGAAACTATTGAAGCGAGTCTTACCGACGGACAAATTCCCTTCCACATCTCTGTGAAAGTGTTCGGTGATGATTTTGTGCTCAGTCAACTTGTCGGGAAAATAGGGAATCAAATCCTTTCTATCTCCTAAACGCGGAACGTAAGCGATTGCTAGATCAGAATCTTCAATATGAACACAGTCTTCAGGGTTGATCATAGATTCAAAGTCCAGCGTAGACAAGACTTCAGAACCTTCCTTCACACACTTCAACGTAGAAGTTTCGGTGGGGACAGAATGGCCTGGAATCAACATCAGATTTCCTCCAATTGCTAATCCATTATTATATCTGCCGCCAATTTCAGTATACACTAGTTGTTTAACAACGAGATTAGCTAAATGGCTAGATTGAACATTGGATTTCGCACTTGAAGGAAGATTTTCTTTCGAAGGAACTAACCACACATTGTCTCGTTCCATGTGGACACTCATACCATTACCTTGGGAGGTAAGTTTGGTACTGAACTTTCGAGCTATTTTGTACAGGGTAACCAACGTAATAATAACGCCAGCGAAAGCAAAGAGAACTTTACCCATCTCAATATCCGAATCACGAATGTTTTGGAAAATAATAGGGAGTGTTCCTCTGGACTCTGCAAGTTCAGAAATGAGCTCTTGACGACGTAGTTCGAATACAGAAACGTGCGCGGTAACCAAGGTACCAAAACACGCCATCAAGTGGAGGGGGAAGAGACATAGACAAACAAGCATAGAGATCGCAGAAAATTGCAAAAGTTTGTGGATGGTCTCATTAGAATTCAACAATGTGTAGAGAAATTGAAATTTGAGGGTATCGAATTTAGTTTGTGGAACATAATTCTCCCATTTCTTCCAGTTACTCGTGGTAATGTATTCATCATAGGTTTGTCGTGCTGACTCTCCGAATTGCGATTCAAAACAATCGTCGCAATAACGCGGCGAATTGCCATGATCACAGAGACATTGGGCAAAGATGCCTTCACTGCTAGAAACAACGGAGTGCTGAATTTTGTAGTGCGTTTCAATTTCTCTTTTCATCAAATCAAGGAGTTCTTTCATGCCAACTTTCTTGGGAGAGAAGTTGGGTTCGGCATTGGTGGTACCATTAAAGGCACAACGGAAATACGGGGTCTGGGCGGATTCATTGGAAGAATCTTGGCTGACTCCAAAGCATTTCAAAACTTCAAAATCCCACGCATCGGGATTGAAGATTCCATTCGCGGCGTCTTCGGCAAGTTTAGTGCCGTTGATAGCTGTAGAGTTTTCAAGATATTCCTTCTTGACGGAAACTTTGATGTGCAATTGGAATCTGCGGAGCAACGAAACTGGTTCACACGAGCAATCACTCGCCCATGTAATCCAGTTGTTTGTTGTAGCAGCTACGACCTTGGGGTTCAATTGAATTTTACCTTTCAGGTTAGCTTCTGCCATAATTGCTGTACGACGAATGTTGTTAATGAAGTTGATGACGTTTACGGAAGGGTTAACTCCCGTGGTGGCCATCTTGGCATTGGCAAGATCGTCAAGCAAAACTGCTTGGATATGCGCTTTGTAATCAGAATGGTATTTATCCATCTCATTTAAAGTGCAAATAGACTTAGGGTCGACAACATAATCCTTCTTCCCTTCGAGACGAGCTAACTGTTGTAGTGCAAAAATTGTCAGGTTATTGACGATAGTGCTTTTGGCTACGCTAGATGGTCCGTGTACAAGAAAGGTGAAGGGAGCCATGCGGAGACCACCAACATTGCGGGTAAGTTCAAAGTCTGTCGTAATTTTTTCTAGATTTTCGAGATGACGCGACACAAGAACGCGATCATGTGGAGATGCGGAACGTAAGAGAATCCTACACCTTTCGGTGATAGAAGTCAATTTTAATTCGAAATCGTTTGCATCTAACCAAGGAGATTTTTCATATTCTCCAATTTTAACATATTCGTATTTGGTCACGAAATCTGTGTACTCCAATTGAAATGCGACAGCTGCGTCGTCCTCGTACAAGAAGGGGTCTAGTGTGCCAGTCGCAAAGCACTTCCAACCACGTTCAACAATAAATTGCATAGTGGTTAAAATTACTTCGACTAGATCAAAACAATTCTTGTGTCCTTTAAGAGCGGAAACTCGGAAAAGCTCCATCCCTTTAAGGGAGTACGACAAGGATTTGGTTTCCGAAAGGAAACCAAGTGAAAGTAGGGTGGAAATTAAAGTGGAAACTTTGCTGAATGCCTTAGACTCCTTCACAGTAGTGAAAGAATCAAGCAAAGAGGAAAAAATTCCAGTTTGACTTTCCCAATCTGGGAGTGTAACTTCGTCATCATCCCACTCATCAAAAAGATCGTCCAATTGGTCGCTTTGGGAAGCAAACTTAGGAAACTCTTGAGAAATGAATTGTTCGACAATTTGAGCAACAATTGCTTTGTCTGTGACATAAGTCTTGACGAACAATGTTAAAATTGTGACGAACTGGGTGAAAGAAGTACTGTCTTTGGCAGCAAGTAAAAACAAAATGACATTCTCTCCAATATTTAGGATAGAAGTGCCAGAATTTTCTGACTTGAGACAAAGAGCCTTCCAACTTTCGGCAAGCTTTTGATAGCCTGCGGAGGCGAGAGCTTTGACTCCTGTTTGGGAATCGTAGCCTTCAAGTTTTTCTTTTTCTTCCTTACGAAGAACTTTGTACCACAATGAAAGAAATCTTGTGTTCAAAATGGATTTGCGCCGTTTGTACTTTCGAAGTGCTCGTGATAGCTTGATACGCTGTCTGCGATCTTCTTCGATTGTCAAATCCCATGTAAGGTCTGGGAATGGCATTGGGTTTGTGTTTTTGTTTTGTGCGTTTAATCTCACTAAGGAGGGGGAAGTCGCACGGACTTCGTTACCGATTTTAAATTTAAATTCGTTGGTGCTCGCTGAGCTTTGCAAATTGTAAATGATGGGGTGCTGGGGGGTGAAAACAAATGGGTGGCGTTTTCGTGCCTCAACACTTTAGGTTCAGGATTCGTGTAAACGAAGCGGTTGCTTCAATGAAAATGTTCTGTTGGGCTTACTTATCGCTGCTGCGATGTTTGCCAGAGAATACAGACGGTCAGGCAAGAGCTTGACAGAAAATTATACAAATGGGGACTGTGATGTGTCTTCACTTATTCAATTCATTCTGAACTTAAAAGGTTCGGTCGGACCTTCAAGTCTAGCAAAATAAAAAATAAATAAACAGTCGCCAAAAGCTTAGAAAAGATCTTATCTCTTACAAAGTTTTGTCAATAGTTTTCGCTTACACAAAGTATTACTACTAAGTGTTGCATGGAAGGTCGGGGGGGGTGTGAAATAAATATCATTATCGATTGGCAAAATCGATTCAATTAATTCGGTTGATGGTAAGCCGGTTGGTAGTTTAGTTAAGAGGTAGTTTAGTTCTCTCATACTTAGAAAAATATTCTTTTGCTGTACCAAAGCATTAGAATAAAGGTATAATTTAGGTGGTGTTTGAAAGTGTTCTTTTGGGGGAACGTTCAAAATAGCTATTTATTACTGGTAGGTGGGTACATCTATTCAGGAATAAAAAACAAATTATGGGAAGATACGAATATCTTGACCAGAATATGGATTTGAC